AGCCGTTGCAGTTATTGTTTGTCCTAAAGTTGGAAGAACAGTTAGTGCACTAAAAAATGCTTGCCATTCAGCTAAAGTAGAACTACCTAATACTGATACTATGTATGTTCGTCCTGAAATAACTGCCGCACTTGCACCTGCTGTACCTGTTGGCGCAGTTCTCCATTCGTGCTGACCACCTGACTGTATATATACAGATGCTAGACCATTAGTTATATAAAAATCATTTCCTGAGTTATAATATGAGTTTGCGCTTACAGAAAAATTAGAAGAAGTGCCTCCTATTGCGCCAATTGTATTGACTTGCACTGCTTTTATTGCCCCATCCCAAGCGCTAGGTACTACACCAATACCTACGTTACCAGCATTATTAATACGCATGCGTTCAGTTGAGTTATTAGAGATAATAGTTGGTCCAGCGTCAGAGCTAATTGTTACCCCACCATTAGTGCCAGTATTTGCACTAACTTTACCACCACCAGTATTGGCTGAATTTAATAAACGCAACCCTGCATCGTCTGCACCTGAAAGAAATCCATTAAGGCTTTGTACTTTAACTGTACTTGCAGCAATTGCAGATGTAGTTCCAACCAATAAACGACCGCTATCATCTAGTGTCATTGGTGTTGTAAATGTTATAGGATTTCCGGCTGTACCTGAAGGTGCTGTGTTCCAAATATGATTGCCATTTAGTTGCAAATAACGACTAGCAAATGTGCTTGTTTTATAGTTCCAGAACGTGCCATCAAAAGAAGCATTATTTATCAATTGAATTGAAGGAGATGCAATAAATGATGCAACAGAACCGCTACCTTCCATATCAATAACTTTAAACCCCGACCAAGCACTAGGAGTTACACCAATACCTACATTACCACTAGCATCAATTCGCATACGTTCTGTGTCATTTGTACCAAAAATAACGGGGTCTGCTGTCAAAGAACCAAGCATAAGGCCATTACTTGAAGCACCATCTGAAGCTAAAAGAGCATAGTTAGCAAGTGTTTGCCCAAAAACAGTACCTGCTACGCCTGTACCATATTGTCTAAGTACCCAATATCCTGTGCTATTGGCAATACCTCTAACGCCAGCACTTGCAGAAGAGCCTGCACTAGTATTAGTAAATACCCCCTCAACGCTTGCAGCAACAGAGCCAGACACATCTAATTTTGCAGTAGGATTATTTGTACCAATACCCACGTTGCCATTATTGGCAATACGCATACGTTCTAGTGAAGTTCCTGCAACAGTATAGAAACTTATAAAACCAGCATCTGCATAAAATTTAAACTCTTGTGAGCCTACAGTATTATTCCAAGTAATATTTGCATAATCAAAAGCTGCAACTCCTGGTCCAAAAATTAATTGAGAGGAGCTTGATGTACCATTATTAATTCTAATATTAGCACCTACTACATCTAATTTTACGCTTGGACTAGAAGTACCAATACCTACGTTGCCATTAGCAGCCTTAACTAAGCCACCATTACCTACATTTAGAGTATCGGTTGATGTGTCACCTAAGATTGTGTTACCTGTAGTTGTAAGGTTTGCTGCGCTTAATGTGCCTGTAAGTGTTGGGCTTGCACTTAATACAGCATCACCAGTTCCTGTAACTGCTTTCCAAGAAGTTGCTGTACCATTTGTAGTAAGGAGTTTACCCGCATTACCAGTTTGACTAGGGGTATAAGTAGCAGCTAGTGTTGCACTATTGGCTGCATTTGTAGCAGACGTAGCTGCATTAGAAGCTTGTGTTGTAGCTGTGCTTGCTGAACTGCTTGCATTACTAGCACTAGTAGAAGCATTACTAGCACTAGTAGAAGCATTACTTGCTTGTGTACTTGCAGTTGATGCACTTGAAGCTGCATTAGTGGCACTTGTAGATGCAGCAGAGGCACTTGTAGATGCACTTGTAGCAGAATTAGCAGCACTTGTGGCACTTGTTGCCGCAGCATTTTTACTAGCTAAAGCATCCGCTGCCGCTTGGGTAGCTGCTAATGCTTGTGTAGTTGAATCAGTAGTTGCATCCCCCGAACCACCTGGACCCCTGAAGATAGCCATGTTTATTCCTTAACAGGTTTAACTACTTTAACTTGCTCTACTGGTTGTTCTTTTTCTACAACTTCTTCATATTGTGGATGTCTACGCATATCTAAAATATCATGCTCATATTGAAATTCAACTACAGTACCACTTACCAAACATTTAAACTTAGCCATTTAGTTCTCCTTGATTATTCTTATGAACACTAAATAATGCCCATAAAAATAGCCCCTGAATTAACAAGGGCTATAAGCCTAATTACTTAAGCTGGAACAGCTAGTGCGAAACAAGCATTATCACGCAACTCAGCAACACCATACAATGTATCTGCAGTGTAAAGAGTACCTAAGTATTCTTGTTTGTATTGAGTTTGTGAACGAACACCAACTTGTTCTACTAGGACAGCAGCATCAGTGTGACCTAATAGACAAATACGAGCAGCACCAGTAGCAGTATCACAGTTAGATGAAACAAACACTGGAATACCATACAAGTTACCGATTTCACCATTACGGATTGTGTTGTTATTACCTTGTTCGCCAACAAAAGCTTGCTCAGTGTAGCGAGCTAAACCCATCAAAGTGTTACGGCTTGATGGAGGAATCATAAAGAAACGACCATCCATTGGTACATCATTGTCATCAAGACGTTGGATAGTACGACGAATAGCAGCATCAGTCAAAGCTGAAGCATTTGGTGTACCTGAGTTATACGCAGTAGTACCATCACCACCGATAAAAGCACCACTATAAGTTACACCAGAGCCACCATTAAATGTACGACCCAATTGAACTAATGAAGAATCAACTTGTTTAGCTAAAGCATAACCAGCATCTTCTGTGTAGAAACGACGTAGTGAAGAAAGTGCTTGTACTTCTACGATGTCTTCGATTAAACGTGAATATTCGTAGTGTTGGTTGATAGTAATTACTTTGTCTGTTTCAGTTGCAACAATAAGGTTTACTTGTGCGTTAGCTGCTTTAAGAGAAGCATCACCACGAGTAGGAACAGGAATACGAATTGCATCACCTTTCTTACCTGTGAAAGACATCTTCTTAAATAGGTTAGCTGCAACTAAACTCTTTTTGTATGCAGCAATAATCTCGTCACTCCAAATTTCTGGGATGAACGTATTTGAGGTTGTTGTTGTAATGTTGTTATTGTTACCAATAGCAGCCATGATAATTCCTTTTCTATAATGTTAGACTACTCGACCCTCTCGGTAGGCTGCCATAATCTCTTGAGACATAGCATCGTATCGATCTGGATCAGTTTGCATAAGTTTAATAATATCGCTTCGACGATATTTCTTTTTAGAAACAGATTCAGAAGAGTTACTAGTACCTACATCTGCTGTCTTGAGTTGGTTATCTCTGTCTAGTTTTGAGGTAGCTATTGCTTTATTAGTGACTGATTGTCGTTCTTGCCATGTTGATAATAATTCCTCAGCTGAATCAAAGTCAAAGTTATTTTCAGCTCTAACAAATAGCTCTGAACGTACTCTAGACTTATTAATCCATTCTGCAAAAGACGGATCAGAAACAATCTCCATATAGTTAGGAAATTGATTTGCAATCTTTGTTAATGTCTCTGTTCTTTTCATGGACAGTGACGCTTCTTTTGCCTGCTTAATAGCAGGATGATTATCAATGGCTCGATTAACTGTTGACTTTGGATCAACAAAGAAATCACCATCTTCTAATTCTGGTTCTTGTGTCTTTAAGTCTTTCGATGTTTGTGTCTTAATAAAGTCATCTACAACTTTACGTAGTTCACCTACTTCACTTCCTTGCTTACCAATTAACTTCTCAGCTTCTTGGTGCATTGCAATAATTTCTTTAGGTGTTTTTCCACGATACTTCTCTGGTAAGTCTTCTTCTACAGGGGGAGTATAAACCTCTTCCTGTACAATTGGATCATCCAAAGAATCTGTAATTGTACTGCTTTCTAAAACGTCATCTAATACTTTTGCCATACTATTTCTCCTGTGCTTTTAGCATTGTAGGAAAGAAACTAAATTCTTGGCGGATCTAATCTCTTTTAGCAATTGGTTTATGCTTGTTTGCCCAGGAGATTGCCGCTCCTGGAAAGCTTCCTGAATAACCCTCTAAACTAATTCGGGGTGCACTAATAAGTTTATCAGCGTCCGAACCACACAGAGGACATGTAGAAGTTTGTTTGTATTCCGTCAACTCTTCAAAACTTTCTTTACAATCTTGACACTGGAAATCAAACAGCTTCTTCATCTTGCAACTCCTTATAAGTTTGTTCTGAAACATTCTTCAAGTTCAACACCCATTGGAGTATATCTAATTGCCCTTTTCGTTTGTATAAATCTTCTACAGAGTTAACTGTATTCAGTTGAGCATACACATCGTGCAGGGCTTGTACATCTTCTATAAAGTTAGACCAACCTTTTGTTGCCATAGTTGTAAATCTGTCTTCATAATAATCTTGTAATTCTCTATCCATGCTATTGTATTCTCCGTTTCTTTGTGGTATAATAGCAGTTACTTTAATTAGTATAACATAAATTAGTTATTTTGTCAAGTCTTTATTTACCATTTGCATCCTAACAATCTCTGAATTACGGGCAGAGTCTTGTTCTTTTAAGTCAATTGCTTTTTCTTTCAGCATTAACTCAGCAACTTTAGCACGTTTCTCAAAGTCATCATTAGGATTTTGATTACTTAGATTTGTAGAAAGTGCAGCAACACGTTTAGTCTTAGACTCTTCAGGAGCTAACTGCGTCTCAACCATTACTTGCTGTGCTTCTGCTTGTTGTTTCTGTGCTTTAGAACTTAAGTCAGCAATCTGAGCTTGTATTAAACCCATTTGCATTTGCTGTGCTTGTTGTTGCAGTTGTTGTGCTTCAGGATTAGGTTGTGAAGCCTGTGCTAACTGCTCTAGTAAGGCTGTCTTGTTTGGAAGTGAGCTGTTATTAATAACACCTTGCATCAAGATAGGCATGATAGGACTGTCAGGACCTAGAGTCTTCATCAAGTTAATCATTTGTAACTGTTCTACTTCACGAGCAAGCATACCAAGTGAGCTATTAACTACAAAGTTATAGTCTTTTACTGGGAAGTTCTCAGGATCAAACTGCATAAAGCGATGTGCAGTCTTCTCAATCAGTGGAATGAGATACTGATCTTGGAAGTTTACAAGAGTACGTTTGTTTTTCTTGATGATAGATGACAGAACAATGGACATTTCACCTGAACCAGCAGGTTGAGTCTGCATACCAGCACTATCTAGAGTACCTGTAGCCTGTAATAACATACCTTCAAACTTATTTGCAATCTCAATGTTGCTTGTATCTGTTGATCCAAACTTAAATGGCATCATAATTTCAGCTGGATTACCATTTGTTAGGATAGTTTTACCTGGACGTACTTCAAACTTACTACCTCTAGGAAGTCTTGTAGCGTCCATAGCCATCATAGGAACTGCAGTTAATGATAGACTATCCAAATGACTACGAAGCTGTGCGTCAATGCCCTTCTGCATGTTGTATGCTTTCTCAGCAATGCCTCGACCCCAGAATCGGTTAGGAATAGAGTCATCTTGATAGGCAACTACTGGACGATCTTGCATCATGTACGGATTCTTCTCAGCTTTGAGCAGCTTGTCATTACCAATAACAACAATAGCCTCTACTAAATCACCATACTCTTCCATTAAGTCAGAGACTTCCTCATCTCCTAGTAAATTTACAATCTCTTCCTCATCTGTAGACTCTAGAAGTGCCTTAGGTACTAGACCATAGTAGCGAATAATACGAATCTTGTCATCATTGTATTGATTTTCATCAATCATTGTAGGCTCAAGCTTCTCATCTGGTGGTGAGTCATCTCCAATGTCGGTATCTCTATACACACCCTCTCTTACCTTCTGTGCTACTGTGTGTGCTGATACAAATTCCTCAATAGCTACGCCTAAAGCCTCTTCAATGCTAGATGCTGTAGGATCAATCAGGAAATTCTGTGGATTAATTGGTTTATATGCTACAACAACTACTTCTTTTTGCTCAACACCTACAGCCATAGCTGCCATACCTGGCATTGCCTGGGTAGCTGGATTAAATTGAGTTACTTTCTTGACAACAACTTCTGTAATACCTGTACCATAGATAGAAGCTAGTAGAATACTGTCACCAATATACTTACGAGCTTTCTGTTTCTTATTGTTTTGTTTGATATAGTTTTGGATATACTCAACATCACGTGGATCACTGTCCTTCATGTCATCTTGAATGTCAAACAAGTGATCACCTTGACCAAACACTGCCTCTTCAATCTCAGCTGTGTGGTTTTCAATAGCTTGTTGTGTAGCTGGTGATGTAATACGGCTACGTTCTGAACTACGAGTAGAGTCTTCTGCAGCCCAAACACCTCGCCACATACGTTCGTACTCTTTCCAATCTTCTAGATAGTTGTCATCACGGTGTCTGCGCCAGTCATCCGTATAACCTTTGATCCATTCTACAAGTTTATTCTGCATTTACTTTTCCTAAGTTAATAACCACTAATGGCATCCATTGGTTCATACTCTTCTTCCAGATCTTCTTGGAAGTACTCTACTATTTGAATCTGATCTATGTAAGCTAAGGCATCTATCAAGTCATCATGTAACTGTGAGTTTGGAAAGTTAACAAGTTGATCAATGAACTCGTTGTTCCAATCACCATAGTTAAGTGTCACTTTCTTGTGTTCGAATCTGCCTTGCAAAGCCCAGACAATTCGGTCTGTTTTCTTTTGATTTCCATGAGTGACATCATCAATACGGAAGTAGTGGTTATGCCTGCGCATAAGATCCATGAGATAAGGAAGAGCTGCATTCTTTAAAGACCCCTTTTCAATACCTACTGCTACTGGTTCATACTGCACAACTGCACTCATAATCTGAGAGCAGGTCTCTTTAATATCCCATCTTCCATGTAGAATGTTAGCAACCCACC